GAGGCCGCGGACGCGATCGGGGACGCCGCGGCCCGCTCTGGCGTCGCGGTTGAGTCCCTGTCGCGCCTGAAGTTCGTCGCGGAGCAGTCCGACGTCGAGTTCGGCGCGCTGACGGTCGGGATCAAGCGGTTTCAGCAGAGTCTGTCCGAGGCCAATCTCGGCACCGCGAGCGCGGTCAAGAGTTTCGCCGAGATCGGGGTCGAGGTTTCGAAGATCCGGAACCTGCCGCTCGAGCAGCAACTCGGGGTGATCGCGGACGGGTTCCGCAACATCCTCGACCCGGCGGACCAGACCCGCATCGCGATCGAACTGTTCGGCAAGGCCGGGCAGGACCTGATCCCGTTCCTGAACCTCGGCTCGGCCGGGATCGCAGAACTGACTGCCGAGGCTGACCGGCTCGGCATCACCCTGAACGGCACGGCCGCCGCCGGCATCGGTGCGGCCGACCAGGCGCTAAAGAAACTCTCGGCCACGGTTGCAGGGTTCGTCCAGAACCGCATCGGCGATCTGGCACTGCTGATCCTTGGGACCGATTTCCTCCCGGCGCTGGATCAGGCCAACTTGAAGCTGCAGCGGCTGCTCGAGGAAAAGCAGCGGATCGAACTGTCCGGCGCCCCCGAGGGTAGCGGGTTCGCGGCTCGCCTGCGCGAGATCCAGATCGAAGCGGCGGCGGCGGCCTCCGAGGTCGAGCGGCTGACCCTGAAGGCGGGCGCCGACACGGCCGCGCAGGAGTCGCGCCGGAAGCTGCTGGACGACATCGCGGAGTTCAACCGCGAGACCGCTCGGCTAGAAAAGGAACTGAACGCCCCCGCCACGGGCAAGAAGGCCGAGCGCACGTTCACCCCGAACGAACTGCGGCTGCAGGCCGAGTTCGAAGGGCCGAGCTCGCTCAATCGGGTAACCGAAGAGTACAAGCTGCAGGAGGTCGCGAGCCAAGCGCACCTCGACGCGCTGACCGCGCAGTACGGGGCCTTTACCGAGTTCCGCATCGGCCAGGAATCGGCCATGGGGAGCGCGCTGGTCGCGCTTCGGCAAGAGTTCGGTATCCAAGAGATCAACTTCGAGGAACTGAAGTCCGCGACGATTCAGGATATTCAGGTTTCCCTCGCTACGTCCGGCCTGCAGATCGCGACGGCCCTGTTCGGGCAGAACAAGAAAGTCGCGCTCGCGGTGGCGGCGATAAACATCGGCGTCGGCGCGACCGAGGCGCTGAAACTCCCGTTCCCGGCGAACCTCGCGGCGGTTGCCAAGGTCATTGCGCAGGGCGCGCAGCTTACGGCGCGCATCAGCAGCGCCAGCATCGGCGGCGGCGGGGGATTCGGGGGCAGCGTCAGTTCAGGCAGCCTCCCGCAGGCCGCGCGGACGCAGGAACAGCCCGACGCGGTCGGGGCAACCTCCCGGCCTTCGACGACCATCGTCTTTAACGGCCCGGTCGCGGGCGAGCAGGCGTTCATCGACCTGATCCGCGAACAGGTCGACCGCGACGTCGTGATCATCCCGGCCAACAGCCGCCAGGCGCTCGAACTTCGCGGGGCCACATGAGTTACGTCACCTACGAAGCCCGGCGCAACCTCTCGCCGGGGCATGTTGCCGCGCTCGTCTACACCCTCCCGCTGATCCTGACCCGCGCCGACCGGCAGACCGCCGACGACGTGCGCCGGCAGCGGTCGCTCTCGGGGCGCACCGAGGTCCTGTACTACGGGACGATCGTGACGTGGGATGTCGAGATTGCTCCCGTGCGGTTCGACCTCGTCCCGCTGGTGCGTGAATTCCTCGGCAGCACGGCGGACGGGCAGACGTTCCAGTTCAACCCGTACAGCGACCGCGAGATCGACGCACTGAACGTGATCCGCGACGACGACGGGTACTCGGATCAACGCGCGGTGCAGACGACGCGGGGCAACCAGGCGGACCGATTCACCTATACGTTCCGGCTGCGTGAAATTTGAAATACGAGAATCCCAAGTTCGCGACCGCCGACCGAGCGGCCGACAAGCGCGCGCGCTTCGTCGTCAGCATCGAGTTCGACTCGGCCTCGCTCTACTTCACGTCGCATACCGGCATCAGCGGCGTGCCCGGCACGGTCTTCGACGGCGTGCTGCAAGACATTTCCGCGCAGTCGCAGCGGATCGTGCCCGACGAGGGCGTGGCCGACATCGGTTCGATGTCTTTCACCGTGGTCGACCGCAATTCAGCGGTTACCACCGAGTTCCGTTCGAAGCTCAACTCGTCGCGGGGCCTGCGCGGGAAGACCGTTCGGCTGTATCGCGGGTTCGAGGGCTTCACGTTCTCCGAGTTCGCGCTTTTCCAGACGCAGATCGTCCGCGACGTCGAGTATGACTTCGGCAGCTACAATATCGACTGCTCGGACATCACCCGCGAGCAGCGAAAGGACATCTTCGAGCCGAAGACGACGACGCTGCGCCTCTCGTGCAGCGACACCGATACCACGATTTCCGTCTATGACACGGCCGCATTCCTCGCGGTCGAGCACGGCACGAGCTGGTCGGATGGCCCGTCCCAGACGTGCGGTTACATCAAGATCCAGGACGAGATTATCCGCTGGACCGGCAAGGGGCCGGACACCTTCACAGGCTGCACCCGCGGCGCGCTGAACACACGGCCGAAGGCGCACGCAGTCGACGCGACGACGGTTGCCGACCAGCGCACCAAGGTCGAGGAAGTCGTCTATCTCGAACTGCCCGCGGCGATGCTCGCCTATGCGGTCCTGACGGGCGTTCTGCACGGCCAGACCGGCACGCTCCCGTCGCACTGGCATCTCGGAATCTCGCCGTCCCTCGTCAAGCTCTCCGACTTCACCGGCATCGGGCCGGACCTCTGGAACACGGCCGACGCGAGCAAGGGCTTTCTGCTGCGGTTCACGCAGGAGAAAGGGCAGGACGGTAAGGCCTTCCTCGAGAAGTCGGTCTATACCCCGATGGGTTGCTTCTCGCCGATCTATGCCGACGGCAAGATCGGCCTGCGCCGGATGGCCTCCCTGACCTCCGACGCGGCTGCGGTGCTGACGCTGACCGAGGATCACATCGTCAGCCACTCCGCGCTGCAGCACGATATGTCGGGGATGATCAACGATTTCCAGATCGACTGGTCATTCGACGCCAAGGACGCCCGGCGCCGGACGCGGTTTTTCGACCGCAAGAGCCAGATCGTCCACGGCAAGGCCCCGATCAAAAAGCTGGCGTGGCGCGGGCTCTACGGCTCGCGTCATACGGACGTCACGGTCTGGCAGCGCCTGTTCGCGCTGCGGGATCGGTACAGTTCCCCGCCCCAGCGGCTACAGGCCAAGCTGCTTGCGTCGAACGCCTCGCTCGAGGTGGGCGACGTCGTCCGGGTGAAGGTCAAGAACCTGCGCGACTACGCCGGGACCACGGCGACGATTGACCGGGCGATGGAGATTCAGCGAATTTCGCTGAACCACCGGACCGGCGATCTCGACGTCGACCTCTTTGGCTCGACCTCTCGGCCGGCAACGACCCCGCCGTCCGACATCACCGGATTCCCGCTCCCCGACGCCTACTACACGTCGGAAGGCACGGCGCTCACGAGCGTCGCTGGCGTGACGATCTCGGGCGGGATCATGACGGCCGCCCCCGGCACGGCCATCTCGGGCACGGCCGACCTGAACGGCACCGGCTCGATCTTCTACTACGTCGGCGACCTCACGATCGCCAACGGCGTCACCCTGAAGATCGCGCAGAACTTCCAACTGCGCGTCATGGGCGCGCTGACGATCAACGGCACCATCGACGGCAACTACGGCGGCCGGGCCGGCGCTGCGGATGACGGGGCGGTCACGCCCTACGTCTCGGGGAATTCCGGCTTCATCGGGAACAGCCGCGGCCTCGACGGGATCCGCGTGACCGAGATCGGCGGCAACCCGCAGATGGAGTCGCAGCCGATCCCGACGACGCAGGGGCGCTTCGACGCCGTCCCCTTCCTGTCGCTGCAGATCAGCGGCGACAGCCTGCTGGGGCTGCCTACGGACCTGCGTGGGACGGGCGGCGGCCCGGGCGGGAAGGTGGTCTACCAGAGCTCGCTGCGCCTGGCTGGCGGCACGGGCGGGGCGGGCGGGGCAGGTCTCGCGATCATTGCCCGGGGCGTCTACTTCGGCGCGTCCGGGCAGATCACGCTTCGAGGGCAGGACACGGCGGCGCCGAGCCCGCACCTCGAGCAGGGGAAGAACTTCTACCCCGGCACGGGCGGCGCGGGCGGCCCCGGGGCGCTGTTCATCGGCATCGACGCGGGCCCCTCGGTCTCGGTCCCCGACCTCACCGGCAAGTTCTACGGCGTCACCGGGACCGTCGCCCAGCCCTTCTTCAGCGCCGAGTTCCCGATCCTGTTCCTGCCCTCGCGCGCATTCCAGCGGCGCAACCGCAGCGAGCAGCCGTATGCGGGCTACCTCGGCCCCGAGATCGTGAGCGGCCAGGACCTCTCAAACGCCGCGCACCGTATCCAGTACATCCCGCCGGTCGTGGTCCCGTCCGGGGACGTGGACGAGCCGCCGCCGCCCCCCTCGACCCTGACGGCCGTCCCGGGCCCGGGCTACATCCTGGTGACGGTGACGCCCGCCGAGGTGCAGGACTCGGTCGTCGTGCTCTACGCGAGCGTGAACCCGAACTTCGCCGACTCGGTCGAGATTCAGGAGATCCGCGGGAACCAGTTCTACTACAGCCTGCTCGCGGGCGAGACGCGCTACCTGTTCGTGACGACCCGGCAGCGGCTGGACGAGAACGTCACGGTCGAGTCGGAGCCCTTCCCGGGCACCACCACCACGGTCGTCGCCACGGCCGAGCTCTCGACCGCGATCACCCTGCCCGAGGAGGCCGACTTCTTGGAGACGTTCGAAGGTCAGGACGTCGCCGCGAAGTACGATCTCGTCGCCGGCACGGGTGCGGAGACGTACCCCGCAGGCACTGGCGCATTCGGCGGCCGGACCTACCAGGTCGCGGGCGGGCAGCGGTGGCGGGTGTTCAAGCGCAACATCCCCTTTGACCCGCAAGGCTTCTACCGCATCAGTGCATCGGCTGCGCTGACCGTTCCGCCGACCAACGCCCTGAACGATCGGGTGTACTTCGGCGTCGCGTGCGTGGCGGCCGATGGTGCGACCCTGATTAATGTCGTCGGTGCCAACAGTCAGGGCAGCCAGCACTACATCGGAGCGTCTGGCGCTGATCTCGGGTCGGTCCCGATCGGCACCTACGTCAGCTTCGTCGGCTACTTCCAAGGGCTAGGGACGACCGTCCTGACGCCCGCGCCAGACATCAACAACCCGAGCCCGCTGTATCCCGGCACCGCCTATTTCCGGCCGCTGATGATCGTCAACGAGCCGAACGGCGACGGCACGACTCGGGTCGACTACCTGCGCATCGAGAAGTGGACCGGCACCCGCTGGGACGACATCGGCGGCGACGGCAAGGCCGACGACCGGGCGACCATGACCGGCTCGGGCAACCTGATCGCGAACGGCTCGGCTGAGTTCGGGGATAACCGCAACTTCACCGCGGCCGGATTCGAATACGTCGCGAGCGGCGGCGCCGACTCGGGCGGGCCTTACTTCCGGATTCCGTCCTCGCTCGGGCGCACGATCATCTCGGATCGTCCTGTCTCGGTACTCGCCAAGGATCACGAGTATGAGCTGCGCGGGGCGCTCAAGAGCCCGGACGGTTCGAACGTGGCTTATTTCGGCCTGGCCTGCATCGACAAGGACGGCCAAAACATCACACATGCCCGCGGGCACGTATCGCAGACGCAGCGCGCGGTGCTTTCGGAGGCCGTTTCGGCGGGCGCGACTTCGTTCCTGGTGGTCTCTGGGTCGCATGACTTTTCGTCAGTGTCGGGTTCGAAGGCCTTGTGCTGGGACGTCGGCACCTATGCGAGCGATGTCGACTTCTACAACAAGATCGAGGACTTCCTTTACCTCGGCTCGTTCAACATCACGAAGACCGACCTCGGCGGCGGAATCTTGCGCTACACGCTCCCGTCTGGCTTTGTGATGCAGAAGTCCTACCCGATCGACACGATGGTTTGCCTGAACCTTGATGGCGGTTCCTATCTTTACCCGCTCTTTTCAGGCGAGACCCTGACGAATAACTGGGATCGCCGATCGGCGCGCTTCCGCGGCGTCAACGGCACGGCCGAGACGACCGATCAGCACTCCTACACCTTCGCCGGCGAGACCTACCGCACGTTCCGGCGCGGTACGGTCACGGTCTTCCCGCTGCTGCTGCACAACTACAACG